AATCTGGAGTGATTTCAAAGGGTTTTGACCGGAACGGTGTACGTGGCCATCAAACCGACGACTCCGACCTCAAAAAAAAGCAACGGAACGCCTCGGAACGGAGAGCGGAACGCTTTGACGCCTCGTTCCGAGGGCCATCGTCTGCTGATCGCCGTGGGAGATAGCCGAGCGGCAGTGGCGCGAGCAGCCGGTTCAGCAAAGACATCGGCGCATCGCTGGCTAAGCGGCTTCGGACTACCTGAACCGGATGCGCGAAAGAAGCTGCGACAGGCGTACGGGATCCCGATCGAAGCGTGGGAGCAAGCGCCGCGGTCTCCCGAGCGCGAGCACCGGGAGCCCGAAACGGAAGCAGAGCCCGAGGTCGACGCGCCCGCAAACTCGGCTGCGCACTTCCTCGAGCTGATCCGTGACATCCGCCGCATCAAGCGGGAGCTCTCACCCTCAGAGCAGCTCAAAGCGATCAAAGACGAAGGCGCGCTTCGGTCGCTTTACGAGCGCGCCCTATCGCAGACAGCGCGCGAGTGGGACCGCACGATTCGAGAAAGCCCTCAGTGGCAAAGGTTCGAAGACGCCATCGTGCGGGCGCTGAGTGACTTCCCCGAGGCGCGGGCGGCCGTGCTCGACGCGCTCGAAAGGATGGGCCCATGACCACTTCGCGGGCAGAGGAAGTGCGTCGACGTGGGCGGCCTCCCGAGCGTAGCCGTGTGCTCGTCGACCCATGCACGCGCCTTCGTGCGCGCCTTCGTGCTGACGCTGAAGTGAAGGCCGGCGAGCGAATCAGATGGCCCTCGAAGAAGTACCGCGAAGACCCCGTCGCGTTCGCGCACGACATCCTTGGTGTGGAGCCATGGTCAAAGCAAGTCGAGATCCTCGAAGCCATGCGCGACCACTCGCGCGTCGCAGTGCGAAGCGGCCATAAGACCGGGAAGTCGAATAGCGCGGGCATCGCGGCGCTTTGGTTTTACTGCTCATGGCCCGATGCACGTGTCGTCATGAGCTCAACGACGTCACGTCAGGTGGACACGATCCTTTGGAGAGAGCTCACCATGCTCCGCACTCGCGGGGGTCGGTGTCTCGCCTGCAAGGGCGAATACGAAGCTTTGCTCGAGTCCGGCGTTCACCAGATCGAGGCGGACGAACGGATCCCAAAGCCATGCCCGCACTCGGCGTTGATCGACGGTGAGATCGGTCGGCTTGCGCGCACCGGCATGAGGTCCGACGACTTTCGGACCATCTCGGGCTTCACCGCGAAGGAAGCCGAGGCCGTGGCGGGCATCTCGGGACGCAACCTCATGTTCATCATCGATGAGGCGTCGGGTGTGCCGGATGAGATCTACGAAGCGATCGAAGGCAACCGCGCGGGCGGTGCGCGCATCGTGCTGTTTTCAAACCCGACGAAAACGATTGGCGAGTTCTTCGACGCCTTCAACTCGAAGGCAGAGCTCTACAAGGGTATCCGCGTAAGCTCGCGCGAAACGCCGAACGTGGTCGAAGGCCGCACGGTGATTCCCGGTCTTGCCGAGCGCTCATGGGTCGAGGAGAAGGTCAAAGAATGGGGAGAGAACTCTCCTCAGTTTCGCGTGCGCGTGGAAGGAGACTTCCCTGTCGGTGAGGATGGAAAGATTTTTTCTCTTCAGGCCATTCTCGAAGCCGAACAAAGGTGGCACGACGCGCCGTTCACGGGCCGCTTGTTCGTGGGCTTCGATCCCGCCGGCGAGAGTGGCAAGGGCGACGAGATGTGTTTGTGCCCGCGGCGTGGGCGTAAGGCGCTGCGCTTCGACACCTTTCGCGGGCTTGGAGAGCACGACGCGTTGCACGCGTTGCTCGTCGTGTTGATGGAGCTTCGCGACGAAGGAGAAGTGCCCGTCGTTGTCTTTGATGCTGAGGGTAACGTCGGCTCGAAGGTGCACACGGCGTTGCGCGATTACCTCGACGACGCGCCATCGGGGTCAAAGCTTCGTGAGTTTTTGCGCGAGCACCAAGCGCACCCGCTTCACAAGCTTCTCGGTGGGTCGCTTGTGAAGTTTGACCTCGTGACCGTGCGCTCGAGTGAGCGAGCGAAGGCGAAGGCGAAGATCTTTCACCTCTTGCGCGATCGGCTCGCTGGCAATCTCGAGGAGTGGTTTCGCGAGCAGGACGGGGCGATCCCCGAAGACGCGAAGCTATCAGCCGAGCTCCATATTCTCGAGTGGGACAAAGTTGACGACGGGCCGCAACGCCTCATTCCAAAGAGGGAGATCAGGAAGATTCTTGGAAGGTCTCCAGACCGTTACGATGCGCTCGCGCTTTCTGTGTGGGAGCCGCGATGGGTTCGCAAAGACGACGAAGACGAATCCGACATCGAAGAGCCTCTCGACGCTCCCCTACGAGTGCCGAAGAGCGCGGCTTCGGACGATGATGACTTCATCGAACATGTACTCGATCCATACGCTGGCCTAAACGCCTGGCAAAAATGACTCCCGGGCGCCGCCAGCTTCTCGCCGCGCTTCAGGTGCTGAGTGAGACTGAGATCGCGTTGCGCGTCGGAGTTACGCAGTCGGCAGTGTCGCGATGGGCAAGTGGGGAGACCGTGCCGAGTGAGCAGGTTCAGGAGCGACTCCGCCAGCATGTTTGGACCGTTGTGGGACCCTGGAAAACGGAACGGCGGAACGACGTGAGGCGCTGACCATGCGTGAAAAGTATGCGCGCGGGCCTTCGCAGTCGTCTGTATTCCTCTCGTCGTGGCGTCTCAGTTCCTCGCACGACTGACAGCACTACTCGGGGTGTCGGCCTATCAGCCGCCACTCTTGCCTGGACCGTCGCTTGACTCCGAGCAGGTCGAGAACGTGCGCCGCAACCAGGGCGGGCAGATTCAACCACTTCCGGTCTCCAAAACTCGCTGGTACCTGAGCGAGCTCGAGATGGCCGAGATCATGGCCGATCGTGGTGACCTTTCGCTCTGCGCACAACTAATGCGCGCGGCTCGAAAAGACGGCGTCTTCTCGGGTGTTCTGTCGACGCGTTGTGATGGCCTTGTGCGCTTGCCTAAGCGTTTTCGTGGCGACGCAGAGGTGATTGCCGCGCTCGAAGTCGGGCATGAACGAGATGGTCAGGTGCGAAGCATCTTCGATGAGATGTTTCCTCCGCAGGAGCTCGCCCTTTTGGCCGCAGATGGCACCCTTTGCGGCGTTGCGGTCGGTGAGCTCGTGCCCGTGAAGGGCCGCGACTACCCGGTGTTTGTCCGGCTCGACCCCGAGTTCCTCGTCTTTCGTTGGAACGAAAATCGTTGGTACTTCCGCAGTAACGCGGGCTTACTCCCGATCACACCCGGCGATGGCCGATGGGTCCTTCATACTCCCGGCGGGCGCAGTGCGCCGTGGCAGCACGGGTTGTGGCGTGCGGTCGGTCGTGCGTACATCCGCAAAGAGCACGCAGCACTTCACCGAGACAACTGGGAGGCAAAGCTTGCGAATCCGGCACGTGTTGCGTACGCGCCACTGGGCTCGACAGACGAGCAGAAGCAGAGCTTTTTCGCGCGCGTGATGGCGTGGGGCGTGAACACCGTGTTCGGCCTGACTCCCGGGTGGGAGGTCAAGCTTCTCGAGTCCAACGGTCGCGGCTTCGACTCCTTCAACAAGACGATCGCGGATCAGAACAACGAGTTCATCATCGCGGTTTCTGGCCAGACGGTGACCACGGACGGTGGAGCTGGCTTCGCGAATGCAGACATCCACAAAACGATTCGCGCAGATCTGATCAAAGCCACTGCAGACGCGCTCGCTTACACGATCAACACTCAGGGGATCCCCGCTTTCATCACCTCTCGCTGGGGTGTGGAGGGGCTTTCGCTGAGGGGGACCGTTGTTGAATGGGACGTCGCCCCGGCGAAGGACCGCGCGAGTGAAGCGCAGTCTCTCATTGCAACGGCTACGGCGATCACTCAGCTCACGGATGCGCTCGCCTCGCACGGCATGGAGCTCGACATCTCGGCGCTCTGCGCGCGGTTCGGCGTGCCTGTGCTGGGCGACCTGAACGGAGACGGACGCCCTGACGTCACGCTCTCGCTCGTGCGGGAGGCAGCATGAGAACTCAGCGCAAGTACGAGCGCCACGGTTTGCTCGCGCTCGATCCACAGGCGTTCATGGGCGTGTTCTTTGAGCCCCCGCCGAAGCCAGTAAACACGATTCACGGTGACGTGGAAGTTGTGGCGATCTCAGGGCCGCTGGACCAACACGCTGGCGATTGGTGCGACTCATATGAGGCCATCCTCGGACGTATCGACACTGCCTTCGCGGGCAAGTGCTCTACGGTTGTTTTGCGCCTCAACTCGCCGGGCGGATTGGTGTCTGGCTGCTTTGACACTGCGCGCGCTATTCGCTCGAGGGCTCAGGCCGCGGGTAAGCGGCTCGTTTGCCACGTCGATGGTCAAGCGTGCTCAGCGGCGTACGCAATCGCCGCGGCGGCAGACGAGATCGTGGCGAGCGAAACGAGCGTCATCGGCTCGATAGGCGTGATCGACACGCGCGTCGACGCGACCGCTGCAGATGCAGCGCAAGGACTCCGTTTCGCGTTCGTCTCGTCGGGGACGCGCAAGGCAGATGGAAATCCTCACCAGGGGATCTCAACTGCGGAGCTCCTTGAAAAACAGGGGATCGTCGACTCGCTAGCGGGCGTGTTCTTTGCGCTGGTCAAGGACATGCGCGGCGTAGATCCAGCGCCGCTCGAGGCACGTCTGTTCGCAGCCGCTGACGCGAAAGCAAAGGGGCTGATCGATGGAATCGAATCGTTTGATCAACTGCTCGCGAGGCTCGCGAGCGCTGCAACAGGAGCCGTGATGGCAAGTGCATACGAAGAGGCCCGGGCCGCGCTCGCAAAAGCCGCGGAGGGTGACAACGAAGAGGCGAAGAAGGCCAAGCGCGCTCTCGCCGCTATGGATGGCGAGGACGACGACAAGTCCAAGGACGACGAGGCGAAGAAGGCGGAGGGCGAATCCGACGACGACAAGCCCAAGGACGACGAAGCGAAGAAGGCCAGTGTCGCCGCTTCAACAGCGAGCGCACTTGCCACGGCTTTGTCCAGTCAAGCAAGGCGTCTCGAGACGGTCGAGAAGCAGCTCGAAGCAAATGCTCGGGCGGCGATTTTCGCGAGTCGTCCTGACCTTTCCCCCGCGCTTGTGAAAGCGCTCGCTTCGAGTCCCGTCGCGGATGTTCAGCGCATCGTAGACGCAACTCCGCGTGTTGCGTCAAACCTTGCTGCAACGGCAGTGGTCCCCGCCACTGTGGGCGCGGGACAGGCAGACGGGAAGGCCGTTGGCGGCTCGGGCCTCAGCAAGGCCATGGACCGACGCATGGGCCTTACGAAATACGACATGGGCGTGAGGCTTGAAGGCACCGCTCAGACCTTCGGGATCGTGGAAGTGGCGAATGACGCCAAGTCTGGTGGTGGGAAATGACCGCGCTCGCAAAAGCAAAGGCTCGCTCGTTTGAGCGTTGGAATCAGAAGCAGTTCACCCTCACGAGCGGAAGCATCGCCTACAAGGGCGGCCAAGCAGTGCTTGGAGTTGGCACTGGCAAGGTGATCCCTGCGGCTGCAGGCGTGGGTTTGCGCTCCATCGGCACGTTTGCCGAGAACATGGATGCGTCGAGCGCTGACAAGCTGGTCAACATCGACCTCGGCCGAGAGGTCGTTGCCGAGTGGCTCGCAAACAGCGGGACCAATCCCGTCGCGGCGACGGACCTCGGATCCATGGCCTACCTGGAGGATGACCAAACGGTTGGCATCTCGCCCGCGGGGTTTTCGCCCGCTGGCATCATCTGGGGATACAGCTCGACGCAGGGTGTGCTCGTCGAGCGGATGGTGACTCCGCGCTCTACCCTCGACGGCCTGAACGGCGTAAACGGCGCGACTCTCGCTTTCGCGGCGGCAGACATCGTGATCGGGAACAACCCGAAAAGCGGCACGATTTACGACGTTCCGACATCGGCGGCGAACTCCACGATCTCGCTCCCCGCGACCGCGGTCGAGGGAACGATTTTGTACTTCAAAGCGGACGGCACGAAGAACGGGCACACCGTTCAGTATCGCGACGTCGCCACTGCGATCACCACGGCTCTCACCGCATCAAAACGCCACCTGGTTGTGTGCGTGTTCAGCGGCGCGAAGTGGTTCGCCAACGCTTACGTGAGCCCGTGACGGGCTTCTGAGAAGGAAGGTAAACAGTCATGGGTGCAGTCACTCCCGAGTTTTTGATTCAGCTCGAGTCGAGGATTCAGTCTGTCTCTGAGTCCGAGTACTCGAGAATGGCGAACAATCTTTGGTGGAGGAACGTCGCCAAGCTACGGCCCAGCCAAACTCTCAAGGAGATCATCACTTGGTTGTTGTCCACCGCCCAGATCAAGGATCAGGGCAAGGGCGGCAACATGGCTTACGACGATCTCGTCTCTGTGTACACGCAGTACGAGAACAGGGTCGCAGGAGCTGGCCTCGAGCTTTCTCGTTTTCAGATGGAAGATCTGCACAACGGAGAGGTCGGTGGCGAAGCCATGGATCTCGCCGGTCAGTGGGGCGCTGACATCGGTTACTACATGGCCTACTGGCCGCAGAAGCAGACCACGTACTTCCTCAAGAACGCGCACACTGCGTCGATCTACACGGGCTACGACTCCGTTGCGTTTTTCGCAACGAACCATCCCGTGAACCCCAACGACACGTCGAAGGGAAACTACGCAAACCTCTTCACCGGCGCAACGGCTGCGGCGAGTGGCAACACGCCTGCTTATCCGGGCGCCTTACCCATCGACGAGGCTGTGTCGATCGACACGGCACTGAGCAACCTCGGCAAGCTGCGTGCGTATCTCGCGTCGATTCGCATGCCCAATGGCGAGGACCCGCGCTTTCTTCGGCCAGTGGGGCTCCTTTGCTCACCGAAGTTGATGCCACGTGCAGTGCAGTTGGCGAACGCCAAGCTGATTCCTCAGCTCGCTTCGAGCGGCACCGGCACGGCCAACGTGGAAGCGGTCATCAAGTTCTTGTCGTTCGCGACTCCCATCGAGGCTGATGAACTCAGCGGCTTTGAGAGTGACACGACCTACTTCGTGATCTGCGAACAGGCCGCGACGTCGCAGGTCGGCGCAGTGATCTACTCTGAACGCGAGGCCTTCAAGATCAACTACTACGGCGTGCTCGATCAGGTCGAGCTCGGGCGCAAGCAAAAGTACGAGTGGCAGTGCCAAGGCCGCAACGTCGTCGCTCCGGGACACCCCTACCTGCTGTTCAAGTGCAAGGGCTCCTGAGAGCACCCTAGGCGCGCACTGGAAAGGCTCGGTTCGACACCGAAGCGCGCTTCCAATGGTCCAGTCTCATATCAGAGGTGTGATCCACGATGGCTGGCTATTTGACGCTTGCGGAGTTCAAGGCGCGCTCGACGATGCCCGCGGCACACGTGGATAGCATCGAAGCGGTTGCGTCCGGATTCACGCTGCAGCAAATCGAGTCGGTGAGTCGTCTCGACATCGACTCGCGCCTTCGCAAGCGGTACGCCGTGCCGTTCAGCGATCCCTACCCTGAGGCCGTCAAGATCTGGTGCGCGCGCATCGTGACTTTCGCTTGTTGGGACAAGCTTGGTTGCGACCCGACAGACGAGTCGATGGTGCGCGCGGAAAAGGCGCACGACCAGGCACTCGCTCAGATCAAGGAAGCCGCCGATTCTACAGACGGGCTCTTCGACCTACCCCTTCGAGCGGACACGACTGCGACGGGTATCAGCAAGGGCGGTCCGTTCGGATACAGCGAGCAATCACCCTACGTCTGGACCGACGTGCAAAGCGCGACGGCCCGCAACGAAGACTCAAACGGGAGCGGCACCAGTGGCTAACGGGCGCGCACAACTCGACGCCATGATCGCGCGTGTGGAAAACCTTCCACGCGTCGTCGTGAAGCGCGCCGCGCCCGACGTTGCCGAGGTCGTGGAAGCCGAGCTCCGTCGCACGATTGCCGCGGGCACGACTTCTGATGGCAAGGCGTGGGCGCCGCGCGAAGACGGCGGCAAGCCGCTCGCAACGGCCGCAGATTCACTCGTCGTCGTGCCCGTTGGGACTCGCATCCTCGCGCGCCTTCGTGGGCACGTCGCACGCCATCACCGCGGCATTGCGCGCGGTGGTATCGAGCGTCCGATTCTACCCACGAAGATCACGCCTCAACTCGGGGCGAAGATTCGCGATGTCATCCTCGAGCACGCGCACAAGGCGGTGACCCATGGCTGACACGTGGGCACTCCCGAAGCTCTTCGATGATGTCGTTGCGCGTTTTCTCGCGGAGGGGAACACCGCTTCGAACTCCTTTGGATGGCGCGAGCCACCGAGGAAGCTCGTCACCGGTAAGCGCATCACTTGGATTCCGGGGAACATCGACGGTGACCTCGGCGAGATCGGATCGGCGCGTTATCCGGGCCGTAACCCGCGGCCGCTGGCGACGCTGCACGAGTACTTCACCGTTGAGATCACCGCGGCCGATGCGACGTCGCCTGAGAATGAGCGGCTTCAATATCTCGCGTGTCGCGAGCTCTATGACCAGTGGTACCGCGCGGTGTATCTCGCTGCGCGCGGCACGTTCAAGATCATCACGAACGAGTGGATCATCGACAAGAAGGAGCGTCGTTACGGCGCCGCGATTCGAGTCGTGTGCTCGATCGAAGCGATGATCCCCGACCTTGAGCTCACGAGCGCTCCCGTCGACACGGGCGCAGACATCGACGTCGACGAGCTCGACGAATCCGAATCGTTCCAAGTCACTCCCTAAGGAGCCTGCCCAATGACGCAACCCAAAGTCACAATCACGGAGCTCGACGGCTCGCTTGGAGTACTTCCACCGAGCTCGGGGCGTCTCATGGCCGTGCTCGGGATTAGTTCCGCCGGAACGGCGAACGTGCCCGCGAGCTATGGGAAGATCTCATCGCTAGTCGCGGCGTTTGGGTATGGTCCGCTCGTTGAAGCGGCTGCGCGCCACATCGAGCTCACCGGTGATGCGGTGGTCGTTGTGAAGACCGGAAAGACCACCGAAGGCGCCGCGGGAGCCGTCGATGTGACGGGCGTGACGGGCACGAGCGTTGTGACTTTCGACGGCACGACCTACCCCTACGATGACTACGATGTGAAGGTCGTGGTGGTCACGGGCGGCACGCGCGGCACCGCGGGGATCACGTTCAAGATCTCACTCGACGGCGGCAAGAACTACAGCGCCACGATCGCGCTTGGGACGGCGACGAGCTACGAGTTCCCGAACTCCGGGGTGAAGTTCAACTTCGCGGCGGGCACGCTCGTAGCGGGTGACACCTGGACCTGTCGCACGACGGCGCCGCTCTACAGCGCAGCGCAGCTCGGCGCCGCCTTCGACGCCCTTCGCCTCTCTACCCACGCGGTGGAGATCGTGCAGGTGGCAGGACTGCTCGACGGAACGTCCTTCGACACCGTGTCGACGAAGCGCGCGAGCTCATACAGCGCGAACAAGGAAATCACAATCATCGGCCATTGCCGCATGCCGAACTCGGGCGAGAGCGAGGCTACCTACCTCGCGGCGATGAACACGATCTTCAGCGCGAAGTCGGATTCGGCTGTCGCTCTTACCTCGGGGGCGTGTTACCTGATTTCGAGTGTGTCGGGCCGCAACTATCGGCGCCCCGTGTCATTCGTGGCCGCTTCCCTCGAAGCGAGCGTGTCCGAAGAGGTCAACACCGCAGATCTCAACCTCGGATCGCTCACAGGCGTTTCGGTTACCGACGCAAACGGCAACCCTGACCAACACGACGAAACCACAAATCCTGGGCTCGACGATGCGCGCTTCTACGTGCTCCGCACGGTGCAAGGTTATTCGGGTGTGTACGTCAACCGGCCGCGCTTGTTTAGTGCGGAAGGGTCGGATTTCCAACTCGTTCCGCACCGTCGCGTACTGAACCTCGCGCACGCCGCACTTCGTGCGTACTTCACTCGACGTTTGAATAAGCCTGTGCGCGTAAACGCGGCGACCGGCTACATCCTTGAGGAAGAAGCACTCGAGATCGAGTCAGGAGCCCGCGCTGTGATGCGCGCGGCACTTATGGCAAAGCCGAAGGCCAGCGGGATCGAGTTCACGCTCTCTCGCACCGACAACCTTCTCACAACGAAGACCATGACCGGTCAGGCGCGCGTGATCCCGCTCGCGTACTCCGAGTTCATCAACATCGACCTCGGATTCAAGAACCCCGCACTTCAAACACAGGTGGCGTGACATGGCCGATCAGATTCGCGTCAACGGCAACATGCATTCGTGGGGCTCGATCATCGTCAAGATCGATGGGGATCGCTTCTACGGGTTCAACTCAATCTCCTACGGCGACAAGCGCGAGCGCGTGAAGGGCTACGGGATGGGGCGTCACCAAGCGCCGCGTGGCCGGAGTCGCGGCAAGTACACCACCGACCCGGTCAAGCTCGGGGGGCCGAAGTCGACCATTCAGGCGTTGCGTGCGCAGCTCGCCGCACGGGCGAGCGATGGAAAGTCCTACGGCGACGTCGAGTTCGAAATCGTCACTCAGTACGTGGAATCGGGCGAAACGCCGATGACCGTCGAGATCGAGCGCTGTGTCATCACGGCGAACATCACGAACGACGAAGAAGGTCCTGACCCTCTCAAGGATGAGGTCGAGATCGACTGCATGCTGATTCGCCGCAACGGCCTGACCCTCTTCGACGGCAGCCAAGAAAGCCCGTGACCATGAACGACGAGAGCAAAGATCTTGAGAAGCAGCTCGCCGAGATTCGCGCAAAGCGTGCGGAGCTCGAAGCGAAGAAAGCTGCTCGCGAGGAGTCGGAAGACATCAGCACGCAAATCGCGCGCGAGTCTCGCGAACTTCGCGATGCGCAAGCGCTCGAAGACGCCGAGCAGAAGTATGGCCGCGCCGTTGAGTACGGACTCGGTCCGGCCGATGGCCGAAAGCTCGCGGTGGTTCACACCGACCTCGGCGATGTGATTGTGAAGCGCGCAAATCATGTGCTCTTCAAGCGCTTTCAGGACTCCGGAGAAGCGACCGCGCAGGAGTTCGACAAGCTCGTGCGCCCGTGCCTCGTGCACCCGGACTCGACGACCTTCGATCGCTTCCTCGAAGAGCAGCCCGCGATTCTCGCGCGCGTTGCGGGAGCCGTCGCACTGCTCGCCGGCGTCCGCATGAAGGAGCTTTCGGGAAAATCCTAGAGCTACGCGCGGAGGCAAGGCGCGACCTCGGCGTAGCTGCACAGTGCTTGTTTTCAGCGTTCGGAGGAGAAGACCGCGAATCGGATCAAGAGCACGTGCGCGCAATGACTGGAGCGCTCTTGCTTGCCGAAGGACTGAAAGAGCTCGAACGGATTCGAATGCTTCTGACCCCTCCCAAGGAGTGATGTTATGGCCACCGACAACACGAGCGCGACATTCGAGATTCGGCTCGAGGACGGCACGTCGGGGCCCGCGGAGAGTGCCGCGAGCGCGCTCAAATCGCTCCGCTCTCAGATCGACGCCGACACAAAGGCGCTCTCTGAGATGCAAAAGGCCATGAAGAACTTGCAAGGCGGCACCTCGGTCAACGTCGCGCAGTTTCGCGAGCTCAAGAAGCGAATCGACGAGAAGAAAACAGCGATCGCGCAGGCTCAGAGCTCCTACCTATCGCTCGGTGGGACGTTTTCGCGCACGGCCTCGAGTGGCAGGTCGATGAAGTCGATGCTCGAACGGCTCACTGAAGCAGCCAAAGCGACTCCCGGCCCGATTGGTGGTCTGACTTCTCAGCTTGGATCGCTGCGGGCGCTCGTCGCCGGCGGTGTGATTGTAGCTGGCATCGTCGCTATCACGGCCGCCATCGCGGCTCTAGTGGTGGGAACCGGTATTGCCATTGCTGCGCTTACGAAATACGGCATTGCGCAAGCAAGCGCGCGCCGAGATGAGCTTCTAAGGTTCGAAGGACTCACCAAGATCCGCTCGATTTACGGATGGGTCGCCGGAAAGGCGTCCGATCTCCAGGCCTCGTTGGATCAAGTGTCTGCTTCGAGTGCACTAGGACGCGATCAACTCGCGAAATACACCGAGCAACTCTATCGCATGGGGCTAAGGGGTCAGAACCTCACCGACGCGCTCGATGGGATGGCCATCAAGGCCGCAACTCAGGGCGAAGCGCAAGCGTCTTTGTTCGCGAGCATGGCCGCGGGGGCAGCGCTCGCCGGCGGCTCGGTTCGAAAGCTCGCGGACGATGTGAGATCCCGGCTCGGCGAGCTCGCAGCGCGCAAGATGCTCTCTCTCGACGTTCAGATTTCGAAAATGCGCGAGCACTTCGGCGTGCTTTTCCGAAATATCAAAGTCGAAGGCTTCCTAAAGTCGCTCAACACGATCACAGCCCTGTTTTCGCAAAGCACGGCGAGCGGTCGGGCGCTGAAAGCGCTTGTGGAAACGCTTCTTCAGCCGTTGATCGACGGATTTTCGTTTCTTGCGCCGATCGCCAAGCGTTTTTTCCAAGGAATGATCCTCGGAACGCAGTTCTTGGCCATTCAAGTCCTGAAGCTTGCCCTGTGGTTCAAGAAGGCCTTTGGAGGAAGCGATCTCTTGAAGGGAATAGACCTCACTACGGCCGCTCTCTATGCGGGTGAGGCTGCAGTGGCCGTGCTGGCCATCGGACTTGCAGCCGCGGTGCCGCTCGTGACCGGACTTGGCATCGCGCTCGCGGCATGGCTTGTCCCCGTGCTCTGGGGTGCCGCGACCGCGCTTGCGTCGGTTGCTGCGGGAGCGCTCCTAGCTGCCGCTCCTTTTGTCTTATGGGCGGCCGCAATCGGGCTCGTTGTCTACGCGGGCTACCAACTCTACAAGGTCTGGAATCAGATCGAATGGGCAGACATGGGGACTGCCATCGTGGATGGCATCGTCTCAGGCCTCAAGCGCGGTGCTTCGTGGGTGCTCGACGCGGTGAAGGCGCTCGGGAAGAACGCGTGGGGCGCATTCCGCAAAGCGCTCGGGATCGCGTCGCCTTCGAAGGAGTTCGCGAAACTCGGCGTCGAGATTCCGCGAGGCGTGCAGGCGGGCATCAGCGCGGGAGCTCCCGGCGCACAGCGTGCGGCCGACTCGATGGTGTCCGTTCCTGATGCGCCCTATGGTGCCGGCGGTGGCGCAAGCAGAAACGTAACAATCGACGTCGGCGGCATCACCGTCAACTCATCGGCCGGTGACGCAAGGGGCATCGCGCAGGACATTCGCGCGGAGCTCGAGCGCATTCTCGAGGGCGTCGCAATTCAACTTGGGGCGCGCGTCCCGGGCGGTGCGTGATGGCCGCTTGGGATCCACTCACTCAGCCCGTTGATTACATCCGCCTCGCTGGGCAGAAGTCGCCCGGTATCGCGGAAGTGATCTCCGCGTGGGACGATCGCGAGTTCAAGATCCACCAGCCTCCGTTTGCGACTGGCGCGCGCATCGTGTTCATGCGCCGCAAGCTCGCAGAGTTCAGCGTTCGAATCAGCCTCTACACCTCCGAAGAGCACGCCGAGTTTGCTCAGTGGCGTCGGGTGATCGACGAAAAGCCGGATGCGCGAAAGGCGGCAAAGGGCCTCGACATCTGGCACCCGCTGCTTGAGGCCATCGACATCAAGGCGGTGGTCGTGCGCTCGGTGTCTCAGCTCGAGCAGACCGAGGACGGCGTATGGCAATGCACGATCGCGTTCCTCGAGTACCGCCCACTTCCGCAGGTGACTCTCGCGAAGATGGACGGCACGAAGACCGGCCCGTCTGACCCGGTGGACAGAAAGATCGACGAAAACACGGACACCATCAACACCCTGGTGAAGGAGCTCGCGCGATGAGTTACGCGAAGCTCGCCGGCAAGACGTGCACGACCGTTCGCGTCGTCGTGGGCAACGTGGGCCCGTGGTTCGCGGAATGCGAGGTTGAGAGCGATGTCGCGATCTCAGGTCAAGTCACCCTCGAGATTTCAGGTCAGAAGTTCGTGGGAACCGTCGATGCGAATCGCTCGGGCACGTACGGCAATGATCGCAAGGTGCGTCTCGTCGCTGGCGGCGGTGGGTGGTCGCGCTTGCTTGCTGCGAAGAACTACCACAACGATACGCGCATCAAGGCCAAGACGGTTGCCGAGGATGCGGCCCGCGAAGCAGGCGAGACGCTGGGTGACTTTGTCCCGGCAGAAGAGCGTATCGGTGTGGATTACGTACGTGAGGCGGGTCTTGCGTCTCGCGTGCTCGAGGACGTCGTTGGCGGCGTGCCGTGGTGGGTGGGTTACGACGGCGTGACGCGCGTGGGGACTCGGGCGACCTCGAAGGTTGCCGAGAAGTCCTATGAGGTGCTTGCCTATGACCCGGTGATGCGTCGCGTCACCCTCGGCGTGACCGATGTCGCCGAAGTGTTGATCGGCTCGATCGTCTCAAAGCAGCTCGAGGCGCCCCAGACCATCCGCGAGCTCGAGATACACCTCGACGCGGGCGAGCTCCGGATCAACGCGTGGTGCGGCGGGAGCACGGCGGGAGCGGGTCATCTCGCGGGCCTCATGCGCTCCATCGTCGAGCGCTCCACCGACGATCGCATTTGGGGCAAGTACCGCTACCGCGTTGTGCGCATGAACGGCGATCGCGTCGAGCTGCAAGCCGTGCGCAAGGCCGTGGGCCTGCCCGACGTGATGCCCGTGTCGATGTGGCCGGGCGTCGCCGGCGCGCATGCCGAGCTCACGCCGGGCGCCGAGGTGATCGTCGAGTTCGTCGAGGGCGACCGCACGATGCCCGTGGTCACCCACTTCGCGGGCAAGGACGGCGTAGGCCACGTGCCTGTAAGTCTGACCCTTTGCGGCTCGACCCAAGCGGCCGCGCGACAGGGTGACCTCGTGCAGTCCGGCGGCGTTGGCACCGTCGTCACGCTCACGCCAATGACGCCCCCGGGAACGCTTCTTCCCGGACCGCTCGCGCCCTGTGTCGGGCTTGGGATGCCCTACTTCATCTCGTTCAGCGCGGAACCTCCGACGGCAATCCTTGCCGATCCCCTGTACGGCGCGATCTCTACCGGCTCGCCCAAGGTGAAAGCATGATCATCCGACTCGGACAGATCTCGCTTTCTGACGTTGTCCCGCTTCTCGCGGACATGGCCGCGCTTCTTTCGACCGCGCAGGGCATCGCGGTCGCGCAGCTCACCGCGCAGCTCGCTGGCATCGCAAACGTGCTTGGCGCGATCACCGTCGCACCTCCTGCACTCGGCGCCACGATCTCGGCTGCGCTCGCAACCGTCGCAAGCCTCCAAGCTGCGATCAGCGGCCCGACCGTTACGCTTCAAGCAACGGCGTTGCTCGCACTCAAGGCCGAGCTCGAAGCGCAGCTCGCTATCCTCACCACGTCTCTACCCATCCCGAACGCGACGATCTCCGCATACGTCTACGATGGCAACTCAGGGTCCATCGGCGCCGAGCTCCAATCGGAGATCATCGCGTCCATGCCCGGTTCGAGCCCCTCAGACCGCACGCGCGCGCTCATCCTCGCAACGACTTCGAGCGCAGCGTGGGAAGCCCTCGCCGGCGTGTTCAAGGTGACCTCATGACCGTGGTGCACGACTTCATCGCAGCGGAGCTCGCGACGATCGAGCGCATCGAACCGACGCCACTCGCGCCGTTTGGATACGGCCAAGATCTCGACTGCGAAACGGACATCTACGAGGACATGCGCGAGGTAGACCCGAGCTCGCGACGCGCATTGGCGCAAGCGCTCCTTCGTCGCCTCTCGTGCCCCCGTGGCCGTCTCCCGGACGACGACGACTACGGCTTCGACCTTCGCGGCATGCTGAACCGTGGCACCGACGCCACGTCCATCCGGGAGCTCGCTGGCAACATCAAGGCCGAGCTACTCAAGGATGATCGCGTCGAAGCGGTGGATGTCTCGACGGCTTACACCGAGTCCACCAAGACGCTCGACGCGAAGATTTGGGTCTCAGCCGTGGACCCCTCGATCGGCGAGTTCTCCCTCACCCTCGCGGTGACCGACGGCGCCATGTTGCTCGCGGAGGTCAACGCATGATTTCGCTCACCGACCTCACGACACCTCTCACGCGTGACGAAGCGAAGCAGTCGATTTACGACGTGCTCGCCGCGACCGGCGTGGACACCACGACGTGGAAGCCGGGCGCAGTCGTGCGCACGATGATCGCGGCAGTTGCGATTCTGGTCGCGGCTCTTTCCCAGCTCACCGCCGCTGTCGCAAAGAGCGGCTTCCTCGACCTCTCGTCCGGCGACTGGCTCACCCTTGTCGCGAAGTACGTCTACGGCGTGGATCGCATCGAGGCGACCTTCGCAGAGGGCGAAGTCACCCTCACGAACGCAGGCGGCGGCGTCTTCGTGATGGCCGTCGATGATCTCGTCGTCGCGAACCCCACGTCGGGTAAGACCTACCGCAACTCGAGCGCGTTCACGTTGAACGCCGTGGCCACGCTCACCGTGCCGATCGTGGCCACGGAAGCGGGCTCCTCGAGCACGAGCACAGGCAACACGATCACGAGCGTCGAAACCACGATGCTCGGCGTGACCTGCACGAACGCGGATTCCGTGGTCGGTAGCGACGCGGAGTCGGACCCGAACCTTCGCGCGCGGTGCCGTGAGAAGCTCGGCTCGCTGTCTCCCAATGGCCCATGGGACGCATACACGTACGCCGCGAAGAACGCGCTCCGCTCCGATGACACCGCGATCGGCGTGACGCGCGTGCGCGTGATCAAAGACGGTTACGGCAACGTCGACGTGTATTGCGCAACGTCGTCGGGAGGCATCACGGGCACCGCGACAGACGAGACGACAGACCTCGGCGCCATCGACCTCGCGATCCAGCAAAACGCCGCACCGCTCGCGGTCACAGCAACCGCTCGCACGGCCGTCGCGGTCGTTCAAGGCGTTACCTATGAGGTGTGGATGTACAACACCTCAGGGCTTTCCAGCGCTGAGATCCAAAACCTTATCTCCGCCGCACTCGCCGCATACGCCGCGTCTGTCCCGATCGGCGGAAACGTGATCGACAACGACCCGGGGAAAATCTTCGTTCACGCGCTGCAAGCCGTGATTCGCGGTGTGCGCCCGAACGAGATTTTCAAGGTCGCGGTGACGTCGCCGGCGGCCGACATCGAGCTCGCGGGGAGCGAGGTTTGGACCCTCGGCACCGTGACGTGCACCCGGATCAATCAACTCGCGGCACCGGAGGGTAGCCCGTGACCGAGCCAACGACTCACACGTTCCGCGACACGATGCGCGACAAGCTCAGCCCTCCATGGCTCCGCGGGCTCGTTGGCGAAAAGGTTATGTACGCGCTCGCGGTCCAACTCGACGCGCTCGGCGACGCGGTTGCGGCGGCGGTGAAGTCGCGCTTCCCGAACCTCTACTCGCACGAGTCGCTTCCCTATGTCGGGCGCGACCGGAAGATCTCACGCGGCCGCACGGAGACGGACGAAGTCTACGCCTCACGCCTCACGCGGTGGCTCGACGACCATGCCACGCGCGGCGGGCCTTATGCGCTCCTGGCACAGGTCTATGCGCACTACGCCCCGACCACCTTCGCGGTGGACCTCATTTATGCGTCGGGTAGGCGTTTTCAGATGGACGCGGACGGCGTTGTCGCAACGCGCGACGCTATCGTCTGGACTCCTGACACCGACACGGCGCGGTGGGCGCGATGGTGGCTTTTCTACGAGTGGCCCGACGAGATTCTTGCCGACGGCCTTTGGGGCGACGCTGGCACGTGGTCAGACGGCGGCGTGTGGGACTCGGACCTTACCGCCGAAGATGTGGAAGACATGAGACTTGTTCCGAGGGAATGGAACGCGGGTCATGCGCTGGGTAAAGTGGTGCTTCTTTCTGGCGATCTTGAGCTGTGGGATTACCCCGACGGAACGTGGGGAGACCCTGGACTCTGGACCGAAACCGGTCCCGCACAACTGTCTATCGGGTGAGGATGCAATGGCGAAAAATCTGACCGAATCGTCGACCTTCACAGCCAACGTATCCGTGCCCGAGGCTGCGGACGCGCGCACTGCGGCGAGCGTTGAGAATGCGTTTCAGGCGCTCACGAATCGCGCAAAGTGGCTCTACGACCGCATTGTGCAACTCCTGCCCGTAGCGTCGACATCCGTGACGCGATGGGTCGGCACGGGTTATCAGAGCTCTGCTAACCAGGGCGCAACCGATTCGGGATGGTTCCACGCCTATCTAGATCCCGGCTCCGCTCTTTCCGACGGCGCGGCGCGCGCAAAGCGATTGATCTCGTTTGATCACGTCTTACCAAACGGGTGCACGATCACTCAGGTACGCGTGCGCATCGACCCGCTAAATGCGCAAGCCACCGCAGCAGATCGGATGAACGCGCAGGTGATGGTGAACAGCCAGGCGGGGTTAGCGGCGATCGCTGCAGGTGCAACCAGTGCAGTCACTTATAGCGACGCCACGAACGCGGCACAGTGGATCACGATCTCAGGGTTGGCAATCGTCGTAGACAAGACGACGAAATCCTACGCCGTGGCCGTTTGCAACTCGGTCGACTACGCGGGTGATTACATCCACGGCGCCGAAGTTACGTTCACCACTTCGAAGCTCTTCGTGGACTGAAAGCGGGGTTTACCCATGTCGTTGCTCGACTCGGTTTTCGGGATCAACAGCATCTTTTCGCGGGGCACTGCGGTTGCCACGCGGAAGAAGCTGAACGCGGTTGGTGGGCTGGTTGCTGTTGATGACTCGAGCAACGCGCGCACCAACTTCGTTTTGAAGTGCGTGCTCTCAACCGACTTGGCTTCGTTGCGCGGCGTGTACGACGGAGAGGAGATTCACGTAGAGGGGTACTCCGCACGCGGCGACGATGGCGGCGGTTCCTTCGTCTGGGATGATGACTCCAACGTCACCCCGGTTGCCGGTGTTATCTGCGGGACGGGTCCAGGCCAATGGATTCGCAGGCGCAAGGGCGGCGTATGGGATCCGGCGTGGCTCGGAGCTCCCACGACTGGAGACGCGACAGCCGCTCTTCAAGCTGCACTCGACACAGGTAATGATCTCGACCTCCAAGGTCGCACGTACTACGCGCACGAGCTCACGATGAGCACGAACTTTCAGCGCATCGTGTCGACTGGCGGCAAGGGCCGGATCATCAAAAACGCGAACGGTGTACTGCTCACGGTTTCCGGCAACGATTGCGGACTCGAGAACATCGAGATTCGTGGCGACGCGTCGACGCCTGTTTACACGGGCGCGAACATCCACAACACGGGCGATCGATTCGAGCTGCAGAACGTCAACTCGCTCTATGCGTACGCGGAAGCCCTTATTTCGGCGGGTGAAACTCAGATTTACGGTGGCAAGTATCAGACCGCTGATGCCGGCGCTGGCGCGTACGATATCGTGATCGGCAAGACGTCGGCGCAAACGCTGTACCACATCATCAGCGGAACACGCTCGAACCAGCACGCGGGCGGGATCAAGCTCCTGAACTGCGGAACGAGCACGATTCAGGGGTGCCAGTTCGGTAAGCTGCTGCTCGACGACGATGGCGCTGGGACTGGCGCATCAGGCAATAAGATCATTGCCAACCGCATTCACGACGACATCACGGTTGACCAATCGAACACCGTGATCGTGGGCAACATCCTCGGCTCGCTTTGCGCTGTCACATTCAACGCGAGCACGTCTAATTGTCGCTACGCGCTGAACGTCGAGGACGCCGCGACAACGATCACGAACAACGGCAACCAGAACAACCTGATCCTTCGCGAAAGGTCGACAGGTTCGACCAATGACATCGGTTTGGGCGACGATGCTGATTCGTGGCGCATGACGTGCGATCCAAGTGGGCACACGAAGTTTGCTTCGCACGTAACAGTCCCGAACAACCGGTCGTTCCGTTCGTTCTTGCAGGACGGGACAACTTTGGCGGACATCGCGCAGATCGGCGCGACAGACAATCTCACGATTGGGGCAGGCATATCAGGGACAACCGGATATGGCGCACTCAACGGTGGTTCCGGAGGCGTCTATCAGGTTGTGAGCGGCACCTCGCGAACGTTCGTCAACGCTACCGAGTTCCGACCCAATCCAGACAACACGCTCAAACTCGGGCACGCGTCCTATCGCTGGACAGAGGTGTTTGCCGCGAATGCGACGATCAACACTTCCGACGAACGCCTCAAAGCTGAGATCTCATGCATCGATCCTCGCGTATTGAAAGCGTGGGGCAAGGTCGAATTCTGCCAATACAAGATGCGCGACGCAGTCGAGGTCAAAGGCTCCGATGGCGCGCGTTGGCACTTCGGTGTGATCGCGCAACGTGTGATCGAGGCCTTCAAATCTGAGGGGCTCGACGCATTTGCATACGGGCTCGTGTGTCACGACTCATGGGACGCGCAGACCATTCCGGCGCAGATGGACGGTGACCGCGTGGTCATGGCCGAGCAACACAGCCCATCCGGTGACCGCTATGGCATACGCTACGAAGAAGCTCTCGCTCTTGAATGCGCGTACCTGCGTAGCCGATTGGAAGACCGATGAGAGACCGATCGCGAGATCGCGGTGCGTCTTGGATTTCTGCGCGGCAAGCGGCGTTTTCGTCGATGCTGGCCGCGTTTGCCGGCGGCTCCGTGTTCACGGCGAGTAAGGTCACAATCGCATCGTCGAACACATCGACGCTTGTGGACTGGTTAGACGAGACGCATGCGCTGGCACAGGCGACCAATCGTGTCCCGACCCCAGTCCCCGACGCGGCGTTCAGAGGCTTCCCGTCGCTCCGCTTCACCGCGTCAAACCAGAACTACGATAGCAGTCGAGCTGCCGCGACCTGGAACCGTCTGCATGACGGCTCGGGGGGCGGATGGGCCGCGGTGATGGTCGTCGAAGCCATGAGTGCGCCCGGTCGTGCCTGGTACGTGATCGACACAGGCGGGGCGACTGCGGCGCGCGGAGCGAGCGGGTATCCGTTCGTGGACGCGGGGCCCGTGACCAAGACCCGCCAAATCATTCGCAACGACGCTGCGAACATCCTCAGCCTGACGTCTCCCGTTGGTGCGTGGGTAGAAGGTACAGCCTTCGTCATTAGAGCCGGGTACACCGAGGGGGCCTCGCCCGAAGCGACGCTCGATCAAAACGGGGTGAGCCAAGCGACCGGCAACACGACCGGTGCACCGAGCGCGAGCGACGCAACGCGCACGCTGCGCCTCAATGGCTCGATGACCGCTGGCGATATCTACAGGCTTGCGGCGCTGGTCATCCCGCCCGCTGCTTGGACAGCGGCGCAAATTGCCGCTCTGAATAGATGGGTCAAAACGCTCGGCATAGCCGGCGGGTGAGTTTTGCGAGCCGCGGTCAACGCGGCATTAGGGGTATTGCCAAATGAAACAACTCGACTACAGCGATGCTGCTCCCGGCGCGAACACCACCGAGTACACTCTTTTCGACTCGACCTTGTTGTCGAAAGGCGTGATCGCTGGCATCGATGGCTGTCGATACCGGCTTTCCATCAAGCACAATACGGTAGGAACGTTGAAGGCCTATGCATCGAATGACCGTTCAACGTGGGTTCAGTTCTTCGAGCGCTACGTGCCAGCTCCCGCTGCAACGAAGCGCACTCACGAGTTCTCAATCCCCGTGGGCATGCACAAGGACGTCAAGGTCACCTGGGTCAACGGCGGGTCCGCGCAATCAACCTGGTACGTCGCTCACGCGCTGATGAGCGCGTCCGAAGTCGACCCGATCAAGAGCGTGCTCGATGTTATTCCCGGGCCGGTCTCGTCACTCGACAACTTCGCGGAAGCGGTTTCGACGACGCACTTCGTGCGACCGGTCAAAACGGGATGGCTCGGGCGCTGCGTTCGCTTTCGAGCGCAAACCGCGAACATCTGGCTCGTGTTCGGCACGGCTGACACCGTTGAAGCCGACCGTGCCGCGGTGGTCAGTGGCGCGAGCTCGTCGGCGTGGACCGGCAGCGTGAAGATCGCCGATCGGATCCCGATCGACGGCTTTTCCGACTTCTACATCGACCCATCTTGGACGCACTTCAGCGCCGAGGGTGACGCCGCGGGCACGCTCGTTGGCATCCTCTCCGGATACGAACAAACCGACCTTCCTATCTAAGGGTGAGACGTGCTCAAGAAAATCGACCCCGTCGTCCTAACCCTCTGCGCAACCGCGGTGATCGTCGCGTGCGTCCTCGGTGCCGCGCTCTCCCCTGACGAGTCCGTGCGTACCGTGCTCGTCGCCCTCGCGTCTGCGCTCGTTGGATGGGTAGGCATGTCGAAGCCCCAAGACGCGGAAGCAATCCGCGGCCTCGCCGAAGCGCTCACCACGGCGCTCCGCAACTCGGAACGCCCGAAGGACCACTGACATGGTCTGGGAAGTCTTGATCGGAAAGCTCGTCGTGATCGGATTCGACATTGCGGACCGCGTCCGCGAGCGCCGTGCACGTCGACGCGCAAAGCGGGCGAAGGTTAAGCCGAAGCCGCCCGAGCAGTGCCCCGCGAAGGAGTGAGCCATGCTTGTCGTGAACGGATTCGGGTGGGAAGTGCCGGGACGCACGGGAGACAACTTCCGGCAGAACCCGAAGCTCTCGCTCACGCAGCGTGGTGACTTTCGCCCGCGAAGGCCTGATGAGGTCGTGCTCGGCGTCGTCTTTCACACACGCCTTGGCCTTCGCGGCGAAGTGAGGCCCGGGCGCGGACCCAATCGCGGTTGGGACCTCGACCTCGCTGCGCGCTTCAGCAAAGACGATCGCGCGGCAAGCTGTCACGTCGCCGTCGACGCGGACGGCTCTTACGCGTGCTTCGCGGACCTCGCGCGCGTGGCCACCTATCACGCCGGTCACGTCAACGGGATCACGGTGGGCATCGAGCTCTACCAAGAGGCCGACGGCGCCGTGTACGAAGAGACGCTCGAGTCAGGCGCGGACATTTGCGACGTCGTCACGCGCGTATTCGGCGTGCAGCGCCAAGTGCCGGTCGAGCGCGCGATCTGCCGCCGCTTCGCGAACATCCTTCCGACCGATGCAAAGACGTACATCGCGGGCGGTAATCGCGGACGCGACTTCAGTGGCGTCTACGGGCATCGCAACATCACGCGCAATCGCGGTGAGGGTGACCCGGGCGATCGAATCTTCGAGTTGCTCGTCGAGCGAGGCTACGAGCGTTACGCGGTCGATGCGGGCGAGGACATCGCTGTGTGGGAGCAGAGACAGCGCGAGCTCAACATGGACCCGCGCGAGGTCGACGGCGTGCCGGGACAGGTGACGCGGTCGATGATCGCGATGCACCGCAAGGGCGGCCCGGGGATTTGGGTCGAGCGCGAGGGAGACGAGACCTTTCACACGGTGGGGTGACGAGTGCAGGACGTGAGCCCCCAGGCCGTGGTCGCGGCATTCGTCGCGCTCGTCGTCGGCGGGGTCAGGGTGCTCACAGCGGTGCTCGAGGCGCGCAACGCGCGCAAGCTCAAGCGCCTCGAGCAGTCGGTTCCGCCGAGTGCCCCCACCGCGTTGCCGCGCAAGCCGTCCACGTCGGACCTCGACCGGCGTCTACAGCGCCTCGAGCACACCGACGAGCTCCGCATTCGCGTGGCCGTGCTCGAGGCCGAGCTCGAGGACGCGCGTGGTGTGGCGCAGGACTACGCGCGCACCGCGGCCGCACTCGCGGCGTCTCGTGCAGAGCAAGAGCGGCTGAAGGTGCTCGTGCACGAGCTCAAGCACGGGCGCAGTCGTGTGCCGCCGATGCCCGTTGCGGAGGCCGACGTGATCGAGATCGACGACACGCCGACACCGCGGCCGCAGAGGGCGCCGAGGAAGCCGAGGGAGTCAGGCTCGTGACTCGAGCCATTGAAGCGCACCCTTCGCGGTGACCGTCCACGCGCGCTTGCCCTCCTTGGCTTGCCGCGCTCCCGGGAGGTCGCCCGCGGCCGCGAGCTGTAGGAGGTAGTCTCGATTGACGCCCGCGAGCACCGCGAGTTGCGCGGGCGTGATCGCCTTGCCTGCGGCGAGCTGCTCACGCGCGACCGCGGCCGCAATCACTACGCCGAGCTCGGTCTCAGGCTCACTCTCGACGAGCCCGTCGACGTCACTTGTGCCCTCGCCGATCGCGCTCGTGTAGAGCGGGATCAGTGACACGAGGTACTCGTGCACTGGCGCGTCGAGCTCGCCTCCGTGGACGGCATAGTGAGCGAGGGTGCGCACGCACTGATAGATCTGCGATCGCGTGAGGGCGTCCACCTCGATTCCCGGCGTGGGCACGTCGCCGATCGGCGCAACCTGCCAGAGCAGAGTCGTCACGTGGTCGAGCAGCGTGCGCGCGGTGTCGAGCGCGACGGTCTGCGGGTCGATTGCGCTCAGGCGGATTGCGGATGTCTTCGGCGCCATTTGATCGTTACCTCCACGAGCAACGCGAGCGCACTCGCGCGGCCGAGCAGGCGGCGATCAGCGTGAGCGCAGGTCGCTGGCGTCCGTCCACGTCTGGACGCCAGAATCCCAGCCAACGAAGATCTGGCGGTCTCGACCGAGGCGCATCACTCGCCCGGTGTCGTAGTCCTCGGTCCCTGGCTCGCCGGCCTCGACCTTGTCGCCAGGAGACCAGCCCACGACCGCGACCGCGACTAGGCCGATGTCATCGGCCTTGAGGGTGAGTCCCGCGCGTTCGAGAATGCTGTCGATTTCCGCGAGCTCGTCGTCACCGTACCCGCAGCGCGATCCGGCGTCGTCTGCCGGGTCTACGCCGCACGTGGCGTAAGCGATCAGGTAATCGCCAGCATCCGCTTGGCGAGCCCACTCGCGGCTCGATGTCATGTCACGCGCCCCTGCGGTACAATGGATCTTGGTCATGGCTGGTCTCCATCCGGCTATGGCTAGAGGGTCCGGCGTTAGCGCGCCGTGACCCTCACTTGATTTAGAGATGTTATCGCGAGGTCGCCTAGAGATGCAATCTCTAAATAGAGTCGAGCCCCGCGCAGTCCCGTCGATTCATCGCGAAGTGAATCGGTTCACTTGGTGGCACTTCGACGATCGCCATCTATTTGAAATGGCGCGTGTTTTTGTTCAGTGCGCACGGTTTCGTAAACGCTTTATCGCCGGAAGAAAACCGAAAGAAAAACAACTACTTAGATTTTCGATTCACTTCGCGATTCACTTCGCACGATTCACTTGCCCGAGTAGCTCAGGGGTAGAGCAGCGCATTCGTAATGCGCAGGTCGGGGGTTCAAATCCCTTCTCGGGCTCCCTTTTTCATCTTCGGTTTGTCGCCCCGCCCGAGCGCTTCGCGGCTCTCGATGACGGCGCGCTGTGAGGCAATGCCGAGCGCCTTCGCGTAACGCTCCACGGTCGACGTGTCGGCGTGGCCAAGGTGCGATGCGATCTCCGGCAGCGACCAAATTCGACCGCCCGTGAAGAGCTCGGTCCCAAGCAACAAGTGCGACGCGCACGTGTGCCGCAGCGAGTACAGGGGGACCGGGCGAGCGATGCCGATCTTTTCACGCCAGCCCGCGGACTCAGTCACCCCGCGACGTGCCGCGTATTCGACGAGCTCACCGGCTCGGTTGTACTTCTTCCATTTGCGGCGCCCCCGGGTGCTCGCCCAGCCCCAGTCATAGCCCTTCGTGTGCGGCTCACCATTCTCGCCGCAGAACACCAAGCCGGTTCGTGGACGACCGCAACGGATCCACCACTCGCGCACGGCGTCAAGGGCGATCGGCAGCAAGTGAGCAAGGTAGTCGCGCCCCTTTTTTTGCGACCGGAAGAAAATCGTTTTGCCTTCAACGTCGACGCGATCCCACCCGAGCGTGTACAGGTCTTTTGGACGGGCGCCAGTGAACGCGAGCAGCGTGTATGCGACGCGGATGCGTTGGGGAAGCGTCTTGCTCTCGAGAATTCTTCGTACCTCGTCGACGTGCAGAAAGTCGTAGTCAGATCCACCGCTCTTCACGCGGAGCATGGTGCTGTCCGAGATCGTGATCGACTCAGCGACGTTTCGATCGACGTGTCCCTCGATGCGCGCCCAACGGAGCACGTTGCGCAGGGTTTGGATCACGTTTTGGATCGTCTGGCGTTGCGGAAGCTGGCCCTTGCTCTTGCCGCCCGCGATCGGTGTGCGCGCTTGTTGATCGATCCAACGTTGGCACGCGCGCTCATTGAGTTGCGAAACGGGCCAATCAATGAACTCGGCCACTTCTTCGACCCGGGCGCGCCAGCGACTTCCTTCTTCCTTGAGGCGAGTGCCGGACAAGGTTTTGAGATAACCTTCCCCCACCTTGCGCACGGTCATGATGCCGGTTTCAAACGGAGCGCGAGCGCCGTTTTTGACGCGTTCATCAAGCCAAGCGGCAAGGTAAGCGACGGCGTCACCGTACTCGGTGAGCCCGCCCTTTATCGTCGTCTGTTTGCCGTCTTTATGGACGAGCACGTCGTATCGGACGGTTTGATCTTTCAACGTGCGCTTACGGATATGCCCGGAGCCGGGGGAGCTCCGCTTACTGCTACTCATTTTCTAGGCTCGCTTTCGCATCTTGGCTCTGACTTCGGCCTGGATACGCGCCATCTCGGGGTGCAACTTTTCGAGGGCTTGTTGTGACTTGTGCGCGATAGCGTCGTTTGCCGCAAGCTGGCGCTCGAGGACGACCACGAAACGCTGCACTGTCTTTTCGAGACGCTCGACGCACGCGATCAAGCGCTCGGTCTCGTTGCCCTGCTCGGGCGCACGGTCTTTGTTGCTCACACGCACTCCCTTCGGGCGCTCCGCGCCATCGCGATCAACTCGTTTCGAAACTCAACAGGTGTTGCGCTCGACTCACGCGTGCGCAGGCGTCGACGCGGCTCGTCACCACGAATGCGGTTCGCGCACCACGACACGATCGCGCGCGCATCCTCGGCGTGCCCCCAGCGCAACGCGGGGAGCGAAACGCCGCACGCGTAAAGCCACGTCGCCTTGCGTGCAGCGTGCCCGTAAAGCGCCTGCTCGACGTAGCAGGTGAATCCCGCAAAGCCGTCGAGCCAGTCAGCGCTTACCCATCCGCCACCGGTCGGAGGCGCCATGAGCCCGTGCGCTGGCCACGCAGCGCTGTACGCGGGGTGCTCGAGGACGCCGCTCCATCGACGCACGGCGGCGAGCGCGGACGCGAAGCATCCTTCGTCCTCGCCCCGCGCGTAGCCGTATCTCGCTTCGACGAGGCCCGCGAGTGCGCACCATCGAGCGCACGGCGGGTGAGCGATCACGGGGTGCGGGCCCGGGTAGGTGCGCGCGTCGCGCTGCTCGTCCCAAAGCTCGACGCCTTCGAGGCCCGCGTACGCACCGCGTGCGTCCACGAAGAGCGCGGCGATCATCGGACACCTTTGGGTAACGTGTCGTCGAAGTGCTCGTGTTGATCGCCGACCAACTCAAAGTTGAGTAGCGAGCGGTCTTGGAGCGTAGCCAATCGCAACGCGAGGTTGTGACCGGGTCCAAGCTGGTTAGCGAGCCATCCCACGCACGGCTTCTCTTTTCCGATCGGCGTCTCGTGACACGCCATCACGCGCAGTTGCCCGTCGAGCGGTGTTCCGAGTGTCTTGCGCAAACCAGCGTGTTTGCGCGCGCAGTAGCCACCGGGGATGTCGCGCGCAGCGTCCACGTCTTTGCGCCACGGGCATGCCTTGCACTGACGGCGAGTCGCCCGGTCGTTGGGGGAAGTCATGCCGCACCGTCCTTGCGACGATGCACATGTCGCATGAAAAACAAACCAGGGACGGCGTCTTCGACAGCCGGATCGCACTCCGCGCAAAGCGGCTCACCGCAAACAAACTGACCCGCGTATTCGCAGTCGCGCACAGCTGGATTACCGCATGAGATGCACTCCAGAGTTTCATGCTCTGAACAGAACTCGCCGGTGCACGGCTTGCGACATTGACCGACCCACGATCGGTAGAAAAGGCAATGGTTGAACACAGCGTCGCTCACAACCCACCGTCCTCGAGCATCCTGCGCGCCTCACTCCAGTCGCACGTGTACTCACCGTGCTCGAGTGCACTCAACGTAGTCGCCGTGATGCCAAGCTTTCGAGCCGCTTCAAGCAAGCCGTATCGGCCACGGCGGTACTCGCGGAAGGCTTCCGCCTCGGGAGACTTTGGGTAGTCGTTGAGCTCGAGTTCACAGATCTTTCCACCCACGAGCACGCGGTGCTTTGAGCGGCCGATGGGCGCCACGGGGGTAAGGTTCGGGAGGCTCACCATGGCAAATCCTCCGCGTCTTCGACCTGCGCAAGCGCATCGTCGGCATACTGAGCGCAACGTGAGTGGTACTCAGCGAGCGCCAGATACGCGTCTTGGAACGTGCAACCCTTCAGCGCGGCTCTGTGGTTGGCCTTGCGATAGCGCATCAACGCTTGGTCACGCTCGTGACGCAGCGAGTTCTTCAGCCACCCTTTGATAGCCTTGTTCATAGCGACACCTCGCTCTCTCCAAGCATCTCGCGCGCCCGCGAAATCTCCGCTTCACTCACGATCTTTGTGCACGTCGTGCCGAGCGCAGTCGCGTACAGGTCGAGCGTGTACAGCGTGATCTCGCACTTGCCGCCCTCGACGTTCAGCACCGTCGCGGGATACGTGCGCAGCTCGCGCGCGAGCTGCGCGGCCGAAAGGTCACGGTCGACGCGCAGGCCGTAGAGCACCTTGCCGATGTGGACGCGAAGGGGGCTGCTCATGGCTCCGCGCGCCTCTCCGCTGCATCCGCGCTCGGGTCGAAGTCCTCAGCGAGCGCGCATTTTTCCGAATACGTCAGGCCTCCGTGCACGCCCTCGAGAAGGTCGACATCGTTGTATTCCGTGCCGTGCCACGGATGACCGGGCGCGACCGCGGCGTAACCACACCAATGGCCACCAGACTCGTTGCGAACCATCAGGCATGGGACGCCATCGATGCGCCACTCGATGCGGTCCGGCTCCTCTACCCATGGACCGGGACCGAACTTCGCGAGCTTTTCTTCTTTCGTCATGACCTCTCACTCCTGTGTTGCGCCGCGTTAGGACAGTCCGAGTAGTGCGAGCGATAGGTGCGACGCGAGCTCGCGCGCATCTCCTCGCTCTCCGCACTCACGATGAAACGTTGCTCGAGGCTGCTCACCGAAAGTGGCATCTTCTTTCCGTTCACGGTGAGCACCCAAAGAATCTCAGCGCCACACGACTTGCAGTAGGCCCTACTACCCATTGGAGTCCCTCGCGATCCGTTCCTCAAGGCGCGCAAGCTTTACCCGCTTCTTCGCGTCCACACCCGCGTCACCGACGAGCACGCGAAGCTGTCTGCACATGATCTCCACATCGGCGATCTCTTCGGCGAGCGCTTCGAGTTCAATGCGCTTTCTCTGCGCGTGGGAGATTTTTACGATGAGCTCCGCGCACTCCTCTTGCGCGACGCCCAGTTGACGGAACGCACCGAAGCGGGTGATCGCGTGCGTGCACGTGCTCTGCTCCGCGATGTCCCTCGCCTCGAAGACGAGCCACTTCTGCGCGAGCTGCTCGAGCTCGGCGCGACCGATATGCGAGACGTTGCTCATGTCAGCTGCGTTCCTTTCGGCGGCATGTGCTTTTCGACCACGCTAGCCATCGCGCGCGCAGCAATCACGAGCATGTCGACCGTGAGCTTCACCGCGACGGGCTTACCCTCGACCTCCACCACGAAGATCGCGCACGGCCGGTGTGAGACTGTGCCGTCGAGCTGCAAGAGCGCGTGCGTCGGATGCACGTTGCCGAACTGAAGTCCCTTTTGGTCGAGCACTTCGTCGACTTCCTTCTCGCCCAACATGATTCGCATGACTTGCATGGTCAGACTCCTAGTCTCAGAACGGGATGTCGTCGTCGGGAGGCGCCTGGTAGTCCGATGGCCCCACGTTGTTGCGATTACCGCCCCCGTACGTGCGGCCGTTCTGCTGTGGGCGCTGTTGTTGCTGTGGTGCGCGCTGTTGTTGCGGCGCACCGCGCGGCGCTTGGCGTTGCTGTGTTTGTTGCTGGGGTGCGCCCCCCGTGATGTCGCGTGCAAGGCCGCGCATGCGTGCCGCGAAGGCGCGCTTTTGCCCTTCGTCCATTTGCTGCTTCATGGCGACACCGATGCGGTTCACGAACGCGGGCTTGTAGTGAACGCTCCCGTCGTCGGCCGTCTCTTCCTCGAGCACGAGCTCAAACTCGGTGCTTCCGAGGCCCGGGAGCGGAATCACGTCGTTGATGTCGCCTCCCATGATCGCGAGGCTTTCGAGCGTGCGGCGCTCACTTTGCTCAGTGAAATACCCGTACCAAGTGACCGATTGGCCCGCGAGCTCGCCGTCGAGACACTCGACGCGAACACCGACTTGCTCCGTCCCTGTGCTCGCGAAACCGTACACGTGCGAACCAGGTACTGCCTTCGCTTTGACCTTGATCGTCATGACTGACCTTCCTCTGACTCCTGAGATTGCTGTTGTGTGACGCGCTCACGTACGCGGTTCAGAACGCGCACAAGGCGCGCTGCATCGTCGGGCGCCTTCGCGACCAAGGCTCGCGCCTTCTCCGCAACGTCGGGCTCCGCGCTCTCGAGCAGCTCTTCGATCTCCGCGCGAATGGCCTGCGGGTCGGCAGGCTGTCCAGACTCGACGGCCGCGAGAAATGTCGCGCAATCGAGCGGGAGCGTGTTCGGTAGATTGTCGCGATTCTTTGCGTAGTAGGCGGCCGTCTCCACCGTGTGGATGAGCCGCGTGCCTGTCGAGATCCCACGCGTCTTGCGCTCGGTCGTTCGCGTCACCACTTCTTCGCGGGCAAAGAGCACCGTGTCGCACCACCCACGGATGAAGCCCGCGGCCTTTTCGTTGATGTTCAACGCGTGGCGGCCGTAGTCCTCGCCCTCGGGGTTTTTGTTGTTCTTCACGCTCGTGTGAGCGACGAGCGCGATCGACATGCCCTTTTCGCGGCGCAGACGATCGAGCCTCGCAAACAAGATGCGCCACTCGACGAGCGCAACGTCGAAGCCCTTCCCGAAGCCGTACGCCGTGATGTTGGCCTTGTTGTCGCGTTTGCAAATGTGCGCGAAAATCAGGAGCTCGATATCGTCGAGCACATCGATCGCAAAGGTCTTGTATGCGTGCGGCTTCTCGAGCAGCTCGTCGCACGCATCGAGCACGTCCTGCCACACGAGCGGACGCGGGAAACGGTTCGTGTCGATTTTCTCCGTGCCCTCCTGCGTGTCGACAAAGACGGGCGCAGGCATCTCAGATACGAACGTGCTCTTGCCAATGCCTCCCACGCCGTAAATCAGAAGGCGCTGAGGTCCTTTGACGACGCCTTGCTTAGTGTTCGCGAGCGTCATGCGGCGCTCACGCGGAGTCGTCGGTGCCGCGATGCGATTCGGTGCGGGCGTGCCCGCGGCGGGTGCTCTCACTTGGTTCATATCCTCTCCGTCCGCTTCTAAGATCGCGTTGTAAGGTTCGTGTCCTCCCTCCGGCATGTGCCGAGGGAGCGTGTATCGAGGACCGCGTTTCATGACTTCCGCCCAAGCTTGGAGAGCAGCGCTTTCCTTAGCGCCCGATCTTCGACGTCACCGGCGAACTCACCGGCACGTGCAAACCAAACTTCGGCCGTCCCATGGACGGCCCTCTTTCAAAGACTTCACTGCCTTGTCGTAACGAAACTGAAAGTTCAGCTCCGACGCTTGGTCCTGTGAGAGCTCAAGCATCGGGCGTAAGTTCCTGATGGCGGTTGTCGACCTGCATGAAGCGCGTCGTATCGTCGAGAGACGCCTCGCCTGTGCAGACAGGCATGTAAGGGCACAGTCGGTTGTACCTACGGCATGCGTCGCTGTTCCTGGGGTGCCTGCCCGCGAGCGTGTCGATGTGCATCGACTTCACCGCGTTCCAGATGTCGAGCATCGATTCGCGCTCTTCGTTTTCCAGGCGCACAACTTCACCGCGTTGGAAGTACTTGTCCGGGTCTGCGGCGACGTCCTCAGCAAGGCGCGCCTGGTACTCGTCGGGAGTCTCGTCGCGCGTCTGAAGGACGTAGCCCTTCTCCGCGTCGCCCGTCTCGCGCCACTTCTTCCCGTCTTTCGTGCGGACTCGTGTGCCCTCCGCGTCGAGCACGATCTTCGCGCCATCGTCGACGAGCGGGATTTGCGTGGGGCGCTTGCTCGGCTTCTTCACCACGTCATAGATGCACGCCTTCACGTCGTGGCCGAGCGAGCGTGCACCCGCGTGATAGGTACTGACCTGAGAGTTGAGAGTCAGAAGGCGCCAGTACACCGAGCCGAAACCGATGTCTTCCGACGACGTTTTGTGTTCGACGTAGCGGTCCGTAAGCAGCACATCGAGCTTGCCCCCGAGTTGGTAGAGTCTCGACGACGCACCCGTTTCAGGGTTCACGATGGGCGCGCGGAACTCCTGCTCGACGGCCACGACCTCGTTCATGAGCTCCTCGCCCCAACGCGCTTGGTAGCCCGCGAGCAAGACGCGGAGCTTCGCTTGTTCGAAGGGGTCCGGGAGGCGCTCGGCTGCGATGCGAAAGCAGGAGTCCGCGTCCATGCCCTTCCAATAGGCTTCCATCGCGAGATGCCACGCGGTGCCGAAGCGCAAGGCCTCGACGTCCTCGAGCGGACGCATGCACATCACGTACGCGTAGAAGTGTTCACGCGCGCAGCGACGGCGCGTCGTGATTTCGCTGTTCGTAACGGTGCGAAGAGTGTTCATGGCCTTACCTCGGGCAGCGGCGCTCGCTTTCCATAGGTCGACCCATCCGCGCCGATCTGGTCGTAAAGCGCTTCAGGGACCGTGGGCGCATCAAGGCGCATCCAAAGGTGAAAGCAGTGCTCGTGCACGTTCAGCCAACACGAAGCGGGGGCGAGAACCTGCACCACCGTGCTTTCGCGCCCGAAGACGAGATCTCGCACTTCCTTGATCTCACCCCACGTGGGATCACGGTCGGGACGCGCAAGCGAGCAATGGGCCCACACGCCTTGCCCCGGTTCCCCGGTCTCATAGTCGTCGACGGTTAGAGCCACCGTGAGCTTCCCACGGCGGAAGAAGCGGCTTTCATGGTCCAGTTGCGCCAACGCGGACGGCGCCCGATGACGCTGAAAACCTGGAAGCGAAGTTGGCATAACCCAGCTCATGGCTTCACCGAAACCTTCAGCGTGCGTTCACGGCCATTCGCGTCGACGAACACCACGCGCCCACCGGCTCTTACGTGGTCAACGATCGCGCGCCCCCAGCCAATCATGACCGAGAGACTCACATGGGTAGGCACGCCGAGCTTCGCGGCGATCTTATCGATCGCGTCTTTGTGCTGCGTGACAAAGAGCCATCGTCGCGCCTCGGCCGAGTACTCGCTCGACGCGGGCGACCACTCGGTGTGCTCGTCGTTGATGAGATCTTCCCAGCTCATGGCACCGGCCTGTAGTCAGTGATGGTCCGCTCGTAGACTTCCGCCTCGAAGCAATCCACGGACGACAGGTTCTCCCAAGGCTCTTCGTCTTCGTTCCGGCTCCCCCGTGTGCCTATGGAGTAACTCGTCATGTAGAGCTTGCCGTCGCGCTTGAAGATCAACTCGTAAACAACGGAAGCGCGGAGCGTGTCCACGATCTCGTTGCGCAGGACTTCTGCGCTCTCGTCCTCGCCCTCGAGAATCGCGAGCATCTGCGCTTTCGTGAAGATCACTTTGATCACGGCTTAACCTCGTGCGCGCCTTCGGCTTCGGCCGCCAGTGCTTGCAGATGGCGCTGACTCCGATCGCCGTAGACTTCGGCCATCTTCGCGGCGCTCCAGTTGTCCGGGTGCTCGCGGTCGAGCTCGAGGAGCTTGGAGATTGGAAGCTCGACGATTCCCGCTTCTTCGCTTTGCTGGCACATGAACTCGCCGTGCCAGCACGACGCGGTGAAACACGCATCACACACCTGCACAAGATGCGTCTCGAGCATCGTGCATACGGGCTTGTCGCTCACGACGCGCCGCCCACGATGCGCAAGAGCTTCGGCGACAGGTCACGCCGCCCGCGAAAGGTGCGGGCCCAAAAGCGGAAGCACGAGCCGAGTGGACGACGCTCACGCCTACGTGGCGCCTTGAGCACCTTCCGACCGTCGACGTGTTCATAGACCGCTTCGCTCGCGGTCACGCGGCCCGCAAACTGCGCGCGCGCTTGCTTCATCGTAATCACAGATCGTCTCCTTCTGCATTTGGCGGTTCATCGACTCCGAAAGGGGGTGCGTCGTCGAGCTCCGATTCGTCGACGGCCTTGAGCGCCTTCTCCACCTCGAGGTGCTCGCGTTGCTCCTCAATCGTGGAGAGCAAATCGCGCACCTCAAGGAGGTAGAGCCCGACGTCATCCGTCGTCGGCTGCGCGCCGTATCGGTTCATTTGGTGGGTCAGACCTTCGATCGCGTCGAAGGACGAGCTCATGATCGCGCGCGCGTGCTTCGCCCGAAGTCGGTGCGCTTGGCCCACGCGAATGTTCACCTTCGACGTCACGCCACACCTCGCTTGGCGAGCACGAGCAGCGCCCACACCGCGCGCAGCTCTTCCACGTCTCTCAGGGTCAAACTCGGCTCCACGCGCACAAGCGCGCTCCACATGGCTCTGGACATGTCAGGACTCCCTTGCCCGCGAGGGGGCGGGTGAAAGCGTTCAGGCGGCTCGTGGCGGCAGCGAGGGGAGCGGAGGGAGCCCAAGGGCCTCTTGGACCACGAGGCGCGACTCGAGCGCCTTGCGCGCGACCACGCAGCCCGCTTTCGCCAGGACCTCGACGACGTACTCGTTCAGTCCCGCGAGCTGCAGGTTGGAGACCTCAAGGTCCCCACGGGCGCACGACTCGGCGATCAGCGCAGCACCGAGGCGCACCTCACTGAGCGCGCCGTCGACCCCGAGCATGTCCCCACGTGCGTACGCCTGCGCGGCGATCGTCGCCTCGGTCTCGGTGTCGAACTCTTGGATGAATACGACTTCGAACTTGCCGTTTCGTGCGCGCTCCACGCGCGCAATCCCGCCCTTGCCGATTTTCGTGGTGCTCACTTGGTGCCCCCGTTTCTTCAAACGGAGAATAATCATTTTCTGATTATCTTCGGCAACAAAAAAAACACCCTTAGGGGTGCTTTGTTCTGCAACTACTGAATATTACTTTCCAAATACTTTACACAGCGCTCTCCAAAAGCTTGCCGACGTTTTCCTCAAGCAAGCTGCGCAGCGCATGAATTTGCTCTACGTGCGGAGGGTCGGACATCCCCAGTGAGCAAGGGTCCACCCTCAACAAATACGTGCGAACGGATTTCGGTGTGGTCGAACCTTGCGCGGTGCGAAGGTAGCTCGCTACCGCAGAGCGATAAGCGGTAATGGTCATACGTCCCCCCTGACGTAAGCGGTTCCCCCCGTTTACGTCAGGCTGGGAGTTTTCGCCTCACTGAGAGGTTAAATTCAACCATTTCCCGCACGCGGTGAATGTCTTTCATCCCTGGGTGGGGTAGCGCGAGGCACGAATAGTCAATGTTATTGAGGAACTCAGCAACCTCGGGGGGGGTATCCGAACCGAGATCGCTTCGCAGGTACTGGGCAACAACAGGCGACCCTATCGCAGGACGCTTTTCTTCCTCCCCGCTCCCGTACATCAGGTAGCTCTCCTCAACGTTGAGGACTTTCGCAAGCGTCGCAGCCAGCTTCTTACTTAGGGGCAGCCCGCCTGTTTCAACGCGCCAAATTTGCTGGCCGTCCACTTTCGCCAGACGCGCCAGATCCTTCTGACTCTTGATCCCGGCGCGCAGTCGAGCTTGCTCCAACCGCAATCCGACTGCGGTTGGCGGGCGCTTCTTCTTCTTCGAGACCATTTCGGGCTCGATAGGTACAGCGCGTTTCTGCGTCATGGAATACACACTTGTGCGATAGTCTTTTTTTGAATAGTCTGTATTTGATGCCAATCGACGGGCTAGGGAAAAGAATCCGAACCGTGCGCCAGAACGCAGGTCTCACGGTCAAGCAACTGGCTTCTCACCTCGAGCGTGAACCGCAGACCATCTACCGGTGGGAGTGGGAAAAGAGCGAGCCAACGCTAAGCGAGCTCGAATCCATCGCGCAAAAATGCGGCGTCTCACTGGGGTGGTTGGTTTCGGGTGAGAACAAAGAGGCCTCGCTTCGCGAAAGTCAGTGAAAGCCCTGCAAGCAGCTTTGCGCATCAACTGACTAATGTCGAGCTTTCGCCAGGGGGTCCATCTTGAACGAAACCGCAGCCATCGCAGTGCTCATCCTCGGCGCTCTCGCGCTCGCATGCCTGTGGTGCGTCGACGACGCTGACCCTGAGATTCACCGGTCCGACAACCCCTGGTCGGACACCCCTGACTCGCGTGACGTTGCTCCGGTCCCCCCGGCGACGTCGCGCGAGTCAGGCCTTTTTTACGCGCTCGTCGCTATCTGCACGGCGCTGGCAATCGCGGCCTCTGTCGGAGCGAGCTACCTATGAAGACGGTCCTCATCGAGTCGCCCTATGCCGGCGACGTGGAGCGAAACGAACGCTACGCGCGCGACGCGATGCGTGATTGCCTGATTCGAGGCGAAGCGCCTTTCGCGTCTCACCTCCTCTACACACAGGTCCTGAACGACTTGGACCTCAGGGAGCACGTGGTGGGCATCGAGGCAGGCCTTGCGTGGGGCGCCAAAGCGGAGCCTCCCGACGTGGGTGACGCCATGAACGCTCGCGCGTACGTCGAAGCGCTCGACCAAATCGTCTTTCTGTTTTGCGTCGCCGGCATTGTCGGGCTCGTTGTCGACTTCGTGCGAGCGAGGCGCCCATGAGCGTCGCCGACCTCGTTTTCTGGCTCTTGCTCCTGCCCAACGGGCACGAGATACGCCTCTGCCGTGGGCACTGCGCGGAGCACGCGGCGGAAGTCGCGCACGCCATCGAAGAGGCCTCCATCGCGCACGGTATCGACGCCCTCGAGCTCGTTGCCGTCGGGTTCCGGGAGTCATCCTTGCTCGCCCGCGAAAGTGCCACGGGAAAGGGCTTCTTCGGTTGGCACCCCCGGGCTCGCCTCTGGCGCGAGTGCTCGGCGCCGTGCGGCGTCGAAGAGCAAGCGGATATCACAGCGCGTGAGCTTGTGGGGCTCAAGGGCGTGTGCGGTTCGACCTTCGGCGCCCTGAGCGCGTGGCAAAGCGGCAGATGCGATAGCGTGTCGGGCGACCGGTACGCGCGCCGTGTGCTCAGGGTGCTGTCTAAGCTCCGTGCTCGTGCACCTCGACGCGATGTCGTGCCTCGTCCGTACGACTCGTGTGGAGCGCCGTGCATGGCCGCCGTGGCGCACCCGCGTGGTGGTAGAACACCCCTCGCGGGCGGCGACGGCACCTATCGAGGTGCGCCATGATTCTCGTGCGCGTCGAGTACCACGCCGCCGAAAACGCCGCGTACGGACGCGCGTGCTTTGTCGACTGTCTCGAGCGCGGCGAGGCGCCTCTTTCGTCCGCTGTGTATGCGGACCTCGCTGAGTTTGACCAGCACGAGCAGCGTTTCGAGGCTGCACACACTTGGCTCTCTGCGGCAAAGCGGCTGGTCATCTACACAGATTTCGGGATCAATGCGCGCATGTCTCGCGCGATTCGTGCTGCGCGCGCGGTGTATTTACCGATTGAGTTTCGCTCGCTCCCTGCGTTTGCGAATCCTGCCAATCCCTTCGCGGGCCAAGGGGAGGTACCGTGATGCTCTCCGTCGTCGTCGCCGACCCGCCGTGGCTCTTCAAGGACCGCATCCAAGAGCGCGGTGCGCAGGCGCGTTACGAGTGCATGACGACCGAGCGCATTTGCCGCATGCCGCTGCCCGACCTCGGTGCAAATGCGGTCCTCTTTCTTTGGCGCGTTGCGACGATGCAGCGTGAGGCGCTCGCCGTGATCGACGCGTGGCGCTTCACCCTGAAGACCGAGCTCGTTTGGCAGAAGACCACGACCACGGGCAAGCCCCACTTTGGGCTCGGTCGCTACGTGCGCGCGTCTCACGAAACGTGCCTCATTGCCACGCGCGGACGCGCTTTCCCTGAGGTGCGCACGATTCGCTCCCGCTTCTCGGCTCCCGTGCGCGAGCACTCGCAAAAGCCGGAGGAGTTCTACGCGATCGTGGAGCGGCTCTACCCGTTCAGCTGGAACACGAAGCACTACGAGTTTTTCGCGCGCACGCGCAGGCCTGGATACGTCCAACACGGTGCCGAGCTCGGCGCCCTACCACTCGTCTCATAGAAAGGATTCTCATGGCTCCGAAACCCCGCACCTTCACGCGCGAGCTGCCGTGCAAGCTCACCGACAAAGAGAAAGCGCTCAAGAGCGAGAAGCTCGTCGCCGACCTCAGCGAAATCAGCGAGCTCGAGCTGCGCAAGAAAGCTGCCACCGCTGAACTCAGCGCCAATATCAGAGTGCTGCGCGCTACCGCTTCGCAGCTCGCCGGCGAGCTCAAGCGTGGCGAAGAGTTCCGCGAAATCTCCTGCTACGAGCGCCCGGTGTGGGGCTCGAACGAGGTCGAGTTGATCCGCGCCGACACGAAGGAAGTCGTGCAGGTGCGCGGCATGCTTCCCGAAGAACGTCAGCAAGCACTGGAATACGAAGGCGACGGGATTCCTGCGCCTGCGACCCCTAAGGGGCGTGGAAGGAAGAAGAAGGCGGAAGCGGAGTCGCCGGCGGCCGAACCCGCGAATGGCAATGGGCATGCTCAGGTCCTTGACCTCGCGTCGGAGAAAAAGAAGCGCGGGCGGCCGAAGAAGAGCGCGACCACGGAAGCGACCACGCCGGCGGAGGTCTGACCATGCACCCCTTGCTTCAGTTTTTCGCGTGGGAGCACTTGCCGACGCCGTTGCAGGAGGTGAGCAAGCCCTTTGGTGAGCTTGCGATTCACATCGCTTCGACGTTGCCGCGAAACGCCGAAAGCACCGTCGCGCTTCGCAAGTTGCTCGAGGCCAAAGACTGCGCTGTGCGCGCAAAGCTGTTCAAGGAGCCCTGAGCGCTGTGCTGCCCGCGTCACCGAGCAAAGTCGACATCGAGGCGAAGGCGCTCAGAGAGCGCTTCGAGCTCGTCGTGCTCGGAGACGACGATGTGAAGATCGCGGACGCGGCGCGGGCCATGCATTTCTTTTGTTCAGACCACCCGGAATACAGGGTGCTTTCGCTCGTGCCCGAGTACGTGGCGCCCGCGGCTGAGAAGCCGAAGCGCATCGCGTCGAAGTATGCCGGTCGCTGCAAGGGGTGCGGCGAGCGGTACAGGCAAGGCGCGGAAGTGATGTGGACGCCAGGGGAGCAAGGCGTCCTGTGTTTGCAGTGCGGGGGGAAACCGTGAGGAAAGAATGCATACGCGTCGCTCATGACTGGCTCTTCAATCGCCCATCGTTTGAAGACCAGCGCGCAAACGCCACGCCTCAAAAACAGGCCGTGTGGGATGCTGCATGTGCTTGGGCTGACTGCGGCATGCAAAGCGTGCGAATGCCGCATCGCTATGCAGCCGCGCTGATGGCAACCGACGTCGCGAAATGCTCTGACTTTCAATTCCCTTGGCCAGTTTTCGAGGTGATGGTCCCAAACGGACTGCTTGCGTGTGACGCGATGGGTGAATTGACCAGCGTACTGGTCATCAGCAGCGAAGATGACGTCTACGCCTTCCTGCTTTTTGATGATGGTGGCCGCGGCAGATTCGCCATCATCGCGTCAAGCACGAACGAGTTCTTGTACGGGGTACAGCAAGACCCGGAGGAGTCCAACTACCTCCATGAAGCGCTAGGGACGAATGATCCGGAAGCTGAAAGGGATCCTTCGTCTAGACGGTTGATGTCACTGGCGGTTCGACTGGTTGCAAACGCATCCCTTGACATCACAACGACACCTTCGCGTTTGCTCAAAGCTAAGAGGCTGAGCCCGAAAAAACCCAAGCACGGGCTGGTAACACCCGTCGGGTTTGAGATCGGCCGCCCGCTCGATCTCGATTGCCGGCAAGACATCCGCGATTACGTCGCCGGCAAGCGAAGCACTGAACCTAAGGTAACGACGCTCGTTCGTGGCCATTGGCGCAATCAAGTGCATGGGCCAGGTAACGCGCTCCGCAAGATCATATGGGTTCAGCCTTTTTATCGTGGACACGGCCCTATGATCGTGCGTCCCACGCGCCTCGGCTTCCGGCACGACGAGGAAATCTCGTGATGATCGAACGTCACGATTCCATGCGAAGAGTGCTTGCAAAGCTCCAGAACGTGAAGCGTTCGGGAGGCGGATACACTGCGCAATGCCCTGCGCATCCGGACAAGCACAACAGTCTAGGTATCGACAAGATCGACGGGAAGGTCTGCCTAAAGTGCCACGCAGGTTGCAGCACAGAAGCTGTTGTCGCGGCCATTGACTTGCGCATGACCGACCTCTTCGACGAGCCCCCGAAGGCACCCGAAGAGCGCGAGGTCAAGCAAGGGCCGAAGTCGTGCACGCTCGATGCCCTGTGCGCGCACAAGAGACTCCCGCGTGATTTCGTGTGCTCGCTCGGGTGGCGCGAATATTCCCAGAACGGCCTGTCGCGCGTCGAGATCCCCTACTTCGATCGCCATGGGAAGGTGGTGCGCGTGCGCCATCGCTTCGCGCTTGCCGCGAAGGAAGGTTCGTCATGGAACAGCGGCAAGGCGCTGATTGCCTACGAGCCCGATAAGGGCGCGCTTGCGTTCACCGAGCGCTACGTGCTCATCGTCGAAGGCGAAACGGACACGGTGACCTGCCTCTACGCGGGCATCCCGGCGATCGGCCTGCCCGGTGCGACGCAACAAAAGTGCCTCGAAGCGCACCACGTCGCCGGCCTCGACCGAGTGTTCATTTCGCAGGAGCCTGATCAGGGCGGCGAGAAGTTCGTCGCGGGCGTGAAGGAGCGCCTTCAAGAACTCGGTTACGACGGCCCCGTTTTCGTCTTCAAGACGCCGAACGCCGCGAAAGACCCGAACGCGCTCTACCAGCGCGACCCCGAGAAGTTCGCCGAAGCCATGGCGGCCGCGTTCGTGGAAGCGTCCAAGCCGCCCCCCGAGCTGCTCGACGACGTGTGGAAGACCCTCGGCGAGTGGGGCTCGCTCACGAACGAGCCGCCCCCGCGCAAATGGCTCTTGCAGCGCCCCGACGACGAAACCGACGGAGAGCGCCAAGTCGGCGTGCTCCCGCTCGGTAAGGTCGGCATGCTCGTGTCCGCCGGCGGCGTCGGAAAGACCATGGCCCTTGTCGAGCTCGCCCTCAGCGTCGCCACCGGGCGCAAGTGGCTCGACTTCTTCGCCGTGGCCAACTCCGGACGCGTGTTGCTCGCCCTCGGCGAAGAGGACGCTGAGGAGATCGGGCGCCGTGTCTTTCAAGCTGCACGCGCCATGCGCCTCACCGACCAGCAAATGGAGCTCGCCGCGTCCAACATCGTGGCCATGCCGCTCACGGGCCGCCCCGTGGCGCTCGTCGACGGCGACGGCGCGACTTCCACCGCGTCCGCCATGCTCGCGGCCCTACGCAAGCGCCTGGACGCGACGCCGGGCGCGTGGCGCCTCCTGATTCTCGACCCCTTGTCTCGCTTCGCGGGCACGGACACCGAGAAAGACAATTCTGCGGCCACTCGATTCGTCGAAGTGGCCGAGTCACTGGTTCGTTCGCCGGGCGCACCAACGGTCCTCGTCGCGCACCACACCAACAAGACATCGAGAACGGACGAGCACTCAAAAGCGAGTGCCGCCCATGCCCGAGGAGCTTCGGGGTTGATCGATGGCGTTCGGTGGGTGTGCAACCTCGAGCCGTTGACCGACGACTCTGTCAATTTGGAGGTCACCAAGTCGAACTACTCTCCTCGCGGTCAATCCATCACGCTTGTCCGAGACGCCGAGTTCGGGGGCTATCTACGTGTGCAGACCGAGGCAGAGGCCTCCGCTCGGGCGGGTAGACCGTCGGCGAGTGTGCAACGCGCGGAAGCCGCTCGGGGCATCGTGATTCGAACGATCGCTGAGCACACTGGACTTCGGTCCGGAAACGATGTCTACCAGATCTGCAAGGGTAACCGGCCAGCGGTTCTCATTGCCCTACGTGAGCTACGGCAAGAGGGTTTTGTCGAACTCACACCGGAGGGTTTTCGACTCTCCGAGCGGAGCGGTTTGAATGAGTAACTGGTACCAAAACAGTTTGGTACCAGTACCAAAACCACCGGTCGGGCTGGACTGGTACCAGCCCTTTACCCCCAGGGGGGGTAATAAAGGGGCCCGGTACCAGTACCAGCCTAGTGCGTTGGTACTGGTACCAGTGCCGAGTGAGAGGGGGGGAGAAGGCAAGAAAGAGCCTGCTCAAAAACCCCGATGGCCGACCACCCCGCTTAGCCATGGATGGGTCATGGGGCCATGGCTAGCTCGACTCGGAGGTCAGCATGCCTAAGAAGCACGCAGAACCACCGAATCCGCTCGCGGTGATGTTTCGCGTACGCGTGGTGTTCGGCGCGGGCGCGTTCATTCACCTCCTGAGCGAAACGGAGCCTGTTGTAACGAGCTCGTGCGGAGTGATTGAGAACGTTGCTCTGACCCTTGTTCAAGGGACTGAGCACGGCGATACGGTCGGATTCATTCGATGGTCTGACGTGTCGTGCGTCACGTGGAGGAAAGCGTGAAGCGCTCGACTCAAACGCCCAAGCTTCCACCGAAGGGTCATAGCGAGCCGTTCCAAAGGGAACGCGTCATTGCGTCGAGCTTCGCCGACACGCACGGAATAGCTCCGAGCGTTCGCGACGAGCTCGCGCAGGCTCTCGCTGACTACCGGGTCGAGCTCAAGGCCGTTTGGGACAAGACACGCGCTTGGAATGAACGGAGGGGCCTGTGAACCCGCTCGGCCCCCTCTACCCCGTGAAGGGCAAGAGCAAGGTCCTCCCCTGCTCAAACCTCCCTCACCGCTGCGCACTGCTCTCCGTGGACCCAGGGGAGGTCTCAGGGTGGGCCATCTACGCTCGCGGCGTCCTGCAGGTGTACGGGCACTGCGATGTCTTTGGCCCCGAGGTCGCTCGCGTGATCGGCGCCTTCCTTTTCGAGTGCGGTCCGCACGTCGCGGCCATTGAGCGCCCCTTTCGCGTCCGCTTCGGCTCGCAAACGAATATCGGGGCAGCGGACCGAATCTGGCGTGAGCGGCTCAAGGAAGCCCGCGTACGCCACATCGTTCGCGTCTACCCGTCCACGTGGCGCGCTCGCGTGCTCGGGCCCGGGTGGGGCAGCGTCGAGCGGAAAAAGGTGCGCCTCGAAGAGCAGCGCGTTGCTTCGCTCGCGGTGGGAGCGACCGTGCATCCGGATGAAGCGCCCGCGATTTTGCAGGGACGCTACGCGTGTTTCGCGGGTGAGGTCGGCCAGAAAATCAGCCCTCAGCCGAAGTCGAAAAAGGAGAAGTCGTCATGCTCGAGTGGTTCTTCGCTTGGCTCCGACGAGTTCTCGGGCTCTTCGTCTCGCTCGACTTCGACGACTGGCTCGAAGCGTTTCTCTTCGAGGAGCAGGTGACGTGATGCTTTCAAAGGAGTGGAGTCGGTCCGATCTCGAGTTCATGCGTTGCGTTATGGCGCATGCGGAAGAAGTGGCCGAGGAATATCGCGTGGAGGAGTCCCGCTTTCGCGGCGACGGGTTCACGAGGGACCAGCTCATTCACTTACTGTGTGGCCAGTCGCCGCTCGCGATTGCAGATGGCCTTCCCCTCGACCTTCGAAGCAGCGCGGTGGTTTTCGATGGGCAGCGTGGGGCCTCGAGAGCACTCGCGAGAAGACGGACGCGAAGCTGGCCATGCTGAAGGCCTTCGTGCGCCGCGGCCACCTCGCGCTCGTGATCTCCGAGATGGCCCGAGGCGGGTACCGCACGGGTGACCGCAGCACGGATACGAGCGCGCTGGCCGCCGGCAAGGAGTCGGGCGGCATCGAGTACGGCGCGGCCCTATTGCTCGGTCTGCGCTCGGTGAAGGGCGAGAACAACCTCACGGACGTGGAGGTCGCCAAGAACCGTCTCGGGGGCGCTAAGCCCGAGTTCCGCATTCGCCTGGACCGTGACCGGGCCGAGTTCGTCGAAGTGCCGATGCCCGCTGCGGAAGAGCAACGCGAGGCCAAGGAAGACGCGAAGGACGCGAAGGCCCGCGCTCGTGTCATCGAAGCCGTCAAGAGCAAGGAGCTCCGCACCAAGGACGAGTTGGTCATCGCGGCCGGTGGCCGCCGCTCCGAGACATGGCGAGCGATGACCAAACTCCTGCTCGAGGGCACCCTTGTGCAGGTCGCGGGCGTCTTCCGGCTCCACGTTTCGGAGGCCGTATGACGCGCTGTTCCCGAGTGTTCCCGAGTGTTCCCGGAACAGGCGGTACACTCTGTTCCCGTGTTCCCCTCCCCTATAGGGGGAACAGGGAACGGGTACAGAGCTCGGTAGGCCAAGTTTGTTCCCGCTCTCGAGCGGGTCGCGGACGGGTGCCTCGACGCCTCGCCACACCTCACGACGCATGGCTCGCAGCGAGCTCGTCGGAGCCGCAGCGCGTGCGCACCTGCATCACCTGTGCAGAGACAATGCAATTACACCCCGGGTGTAAC